ATTTCTGTAGCCATAGGAGGCAACATCAAATGGATGAGAAAGATATAATAGAAAGAGAGTTTAAACAATTTAAGGTTAAGCAGATCAGAAATATATTGATTGCACTCTGCGCGATGTATGCAACCGGTTTCAACCCTCTAATAGTTAGATCAAAGATAACTGATATGGTGCTATTCGGAGCGGTAGATCTTTGGTTGATATTTGGTATTTCAAAAGAAAAACAAACTAAACAAACAAAGGAGACAAATGACTAATGGAAATAATAAACTCAAATAATATAGCTAGTTTTCAAGCTTCAATTAACCAAGACCCTGACATAAACTCAGACCTAAGAATAGGAATGGGATCTTCTACAACAAGAAGAAGAAACAGAAAACGGTCAAAGGCAAAGAAGAAGAAACGTGAACAGTTACTAGCCCGTCACGGCTGGATGAAGCGATACGAGCTCCCAGAATCCGCTGTGAATTCGCTACTGACTATTCTAAATAATATAGAGACAGGTTCGGATACCGAATTCATAACTCCCATCGGAATTAGGTTTGGTCCAGATAAACTACTGCGAGGTTGGACTGAAATTTATGAATCTCTAGATCATGATGCGTTAACTCCCACTTTGATTGATATTGAAAACCAGAACAAGGAAAAGTATGGACCAAGATCGATCCAGAAACCTTGGGCTGAAAGAAAAGGAATGGTTGAGGAATATTTCGCAGTTTCTGAACTAGATCCTGGACTTAAGGAAGAATTACTTCAAATTGCTATTGAGGAAGGTAACAAACAAAATCGACAATTTAGACCAGCTTCAAAAGAGAATGCCTTAACTCGATTGAAGAATCAGACTAATAGTGGTCTTCCGCTATTACGGGCTGGTAAATATGCAAAACAAACTCCGATGGATGACCTTGAAGCTCAAGAAGGTATGGATTACCCATGTGTGATGTTCACAAGAACACAAGAACAGGGTAAAACTAGAACAGTCTGGGGATTTCCTTTCATATGGAAATTATTAGAGCAATGTTTCTATCAAGTTTTGTTACCTCATCAAAGAAATTTGTTTTGGAGATGCGCAATCTTAAATCCTGATGCGGTCGACAAAGAAATCACAATATGTATAGATAAGGCAGGAGCTACATACTATGTGATTCTTTCAATCGATTTCTCTGCTTATGATGCTTCAATTATTCCTGACTTAATATTGATAGCATTTGAGTATATCAAGAGACTCTTCAGAAAAGAGTTCTGGGCAAGAATCGACGGTATAGCCCATAATATGTGTAATATTGGAATTATCACTCCGGAAGGACTTCGAGAGGGACCTCACGGTGTGCCAAGTGGTAGTACCTTTACTAATGAAGTCGATTCAATCGTTCAATTCGTAATTGCTAAAGCGTACAAGGGTATTATTTTGAATTTTAATATCCAAGGTGATGACGGCGTCTACGTTGTCAAAGATGCAAAAGCATTGATGGAACATTTCAAGAAATATGGTTTAGAGGTTAATGAGTCCAAATCTCTAATTTCGCCTAATGAAGCGATATATTTACAGAAATATTACCATCCGAAATATAGACAGGAAAATGGCGTGATTGGTGGCATATACAGCACTTACCGTGCTCTATTGCGGTTAGTGTACCAAGAGCGTTTCACTCAATTGGAGGACAGTGGTATCAAAGCAGATGACTACTATGCAATTCGTTCGATCACAATTATGGAGAATTGTAAGTACCACCCATATTTTGAGGAATTCGTGAAGTACATGTATAGCATGGACAAACGACTAGGAAAGCAGTTCGATCAAATCACTATTGATGCATATATCAAGAAAGTTAGTGATACAGCAGGGGGACGAGTAATGAGAAATCAATACGGTGACGATATCTCTGGAATAAAGAATTTCGAGACGTACAAATTACTTCGTA